ATGAGTCTGTATACTATTGATGAACTCAAACAAAAAATCCGACAGCTAGACGAGAAAATCGAGACTGCCCAATCACAGGTCAGCTTTAATGGGCGGTCTGTTTCGTATCAGGTGGCGGAATACACCAAACAGCGTGATCGCTATCAAATAATGCTGGATGAGCAGCTTGCAACTAGCGGTCAGAAAGTGCGAAAACATCGCATAAAGTACGCAAATTTTATCTAAAAACAAACCCCAAGAGCGGCAAACTCTTGGGGTTTTTCTTTACCCATTAAGTAGGAATGAATAAAGAATATGGTTAAGTATAACCCAAAACATCAAGTAAAGGTAGGTGGAAAAATGAGTGAGAATGCAGCAGATAAAGTCGGTAATAAATTAGCTAATGCCGCAATTATTGCAGCAGTTGGTTTTGCGATTGGTGCAGCTTGTTTTGGAATTAGCTTTTTAATATAGAGGTCGTAACGATGAACCTACTTGAAAAAACCATTGCTACCTTGTCTCCGAAATGGGCAGTAAAACGTTCACAAAGTCGCTATGTGCTGAATACTTATGAGGCGGCATTACCAAGCCGAACGCACAAGGCACAACGAGAGGGCAAAGGAGCAAATACCACAGTTCGCCAAAGTGCGGTCAGCCTGAGAGAACAGGCGCGTGCGTTAGATCAAAATCACGATATTGTGATAGGCATTCTGGATAAAATGGAAGAACGGGTGATTGGCTCAAAGGGCATTCACATTGAGCCACAACCGCTCACATTGTCAGGTGATGTTCACGAAGCACTGGCAGAGCAAATTCGCAAACTTTGGGCAGAATGGTCCGTGAAACCTGATGTAACAGGCTTATATACCCGCCCTTTGTTGGAAAGAATGCTACTTCGTACTTGGCTACGAGACGGCGAGGTGTTTGTTCAGTTGGTTAAAGGAAAAGTAGCAGGATTAGAGCACGGCTCGCCAGTCGCCTTTTCACTTGAAGCCTTAGAGCCTGATTTTGTGCCAATGCAGACGGACGAAGCTAAAAATGGCTTAGTGCAAGGCGTATTTCTCAATGCGTGGCGAAAACCGACCGCTTACCAAGTCTATTTAGACAATCCGCAAGAAAGTCCAGCAGTATACGGAAGAATAAAGACCGTATCGGCTGAAAATATGTTGCATCTTGCCTTTCGTAAACGGTTACATCAAGTCCGTGGCGTGAGTATGTTACACGGTGTGATTGTGCGTTTAGCGGATTTGAAAGAATATGAGGAAAGTGAACGAGTAGCGGCACGTATTGCCGCTGCGATGACGATGTATATCAAAAAAGGCGATGCGGCTCTTTATGATGAGGAAAGCAATAGTGATGGCGAGCGGCTGTTTGATATTGCCCCTGGTGCGGTGATTGATGATTTAAAGCCAGGTGAAGACATCGGATTAATCCATTCCAACCGCCCAAATACAGGGCTAGAGTCGTTTAGAAATGGACAATTACGAGCGGCGGCAGCTGGTACACGCTCTAGCTATTCCAGTATTGCTCGAGATTATAACGGCACCTATTCGGCTCAACGACAAGAGCTAGTTGAAAGTTTTGAAGGCTATGCGGTATTGCAAGATGCCTTTGTTGCCGCTATCAGCCGTCCGATTTATCGAGAATGGCTAAAAATGGCAATAGCTTCACAGGCGATCGAGATTCCACCAGATATTGACGAAAAGTCGCTATTTAATGCGGTTTATTCAGGACCTGTTATGCCGTGGATAGATCCAATCAAAGAAGCCAATGCGTGGAAAGAACGAATCAAAGGCGGCTTAGCGACCGAAGGGCAGGCAATCCGAGCCAGTGGCAATAATCCTGCTGAGGTGAAACGGCAACGAATTGTGGAAATTAAAGAAAATGGGCGTGAGGGCTTGAAATTTGACACTGATTTAACCAATACGCAAATTCAGCCTAAACAGAACACAGCACAAAACGAAAACAACAATGAATCCGACTAGAAATGGTCGGTTTTTTTATACCTAAATTCAACAGGAGAAACTATGAATTGGTACAAAATCCAAGCGAAAGGAAAGAACAGTGCCGAAATCGCAATTTATGATGAAATTGGCGGCTGGGGTATTTCTGCCCAGCAATTTGCCAATGATTTGAAAAAACTGGGCGAGATTAAACAAATAGCATTACACATTCATTCCCCAGGTGGGAGCGTGTTTGATGGTATCGCTATGTTTAATTTATTGAAAAATCACCCCGCAACCAAGACCGTTTATATAGATGGTCTTGCTGCTTCTATGGCATCGGTTATTGCGATGGTAGGTGACAAGGTGGTGATGCCTGAAAATGCAATGATGATGATTCATAAGCCGTGGGGAATACAAGGTGGGGACGCACAGGAGATGCGAAAATATGCGGATTTGCTCGACAAATTAGAAGCGACATTGATTCCTGCTTATGCGGCTAAAACAGGCAAATCCCACGAGGAATTAGCTGAAATGCTGGCGGCGGAAACGTGGTTTAGCGGCGTTGAGGCTGTTGAACACGGATTTGCCGACGAACTCGCCAAGCCAGTGAAGGCGATGGCACACATTCAATCTAAACGTTTAGGAGACTATCAAAATATGCCACAAGTACTTAAAACCATGTTGTTTACACCACAAGGCAATGCCAATCACCCGCCTGCTGCAGAGGTGCCTCAAGCTGCTGATCAACGCACGGTGCCAGCGGTCGAAAATACGCAAAATATTGCAGCCAACCCAATGACAGAACTAGCTCAACGCAACGCCACAATCAAAGCGACGTTTGCTGCATTTGGCGGTCAGTATGACAGCTTACTGGTAGATTGCTTAGCGGATTTATCTCTCAGTGCAGAACAAGCTAAAGATCGATTACTGGCAAAATTAGGTGAGGGGACAAGTCCAAGCGTGCCAAAACACCACATTTATGCCGGCAACGGCAATCTAGTTGGCGACAGCCTAAAAGCGGCACTGCTTGAACGAGCAGGTGGCGAGCGAGCAGAAAAAGGCAATCCTTATACGGGAATGAGTTTGCGTGAAATGGCACGTGCCTCATTAGTCGATCGAGGTGTGGGCGTGGCAGGACACAACGCAATGCAAGTAGTCGGTATGGCATTTACCCATTCTACGAGTGATTTTGGCAATATCTTGCTGGACGTCTCGCATAAGTCTTTGATGAAAGGCTGGGAGGAGGCGAGCGAAAACTTTGAGCAATTTACCACTAAGGGCATTTTAACGGATTTCCGCCCTGCTCACCGTGTGGGATTAGGGGAATTTGAAGGATTAGATTTAATTCCTGAAGGCAGTGAATACACCTACGGCACCTTATCCGACACCAAAGCACAAGTAGTACTGGCGACTTACGGTAAGGCGTTCTCTATTACTCGCCAAGCGATTATCAATGATGATATGAATTTGCTGACTAAAATTCCGCACAAGATGGGGCGAGCAGCACGGGCAACCATCGCCAATCTCGTGTTTGCTCTTTTAACAGGCAATCACAAAACCGCAGATGGCAAGTTGTTATTTAGCAACGACCACAAAAACTTGATTGAAAGTGGCAAGCTGGATTTAGCCACGATTGATAAAGCGATTGGTTTAATGAATGGGCAAAAATCCTTTGATGGCAGAACCCAACTTGCCATTGATCCAGATTATTTGCTGACCCCAACTGCATTGCATACCCGAGCAAAACAGATTTTAGGCTCAAGCAGTGTAGAGGGGGCAGATATTAATACAGGGATTATTAATCCGCTGCAAAATATCGTACCGATTTTAAAATCGCACCGCTTACAAGCGGTCAGTGCCACAGATTATTATTTAATCAACAAAGAGGCGATTGAGGTATCTTACCTTGATGGCATTGAAACGCCATTTATCGATCAGGTTCAAGGGTTTGACATTGATGGGGTAAAAACCAAAGTCCGCATTGATGCAGGGGTGAACCTCATCGATTATCGTGGCTTAGTTAAAGTCAAAACGGCATAAGCTGTTGAAGGTGAAAATTTATTACTCACTAAACCTCTTCATAGAAGAGGTTTTTTACTGACAAGGAGTTCTGATGAAAAATTTTATTCGTAATGGTGAAACCATTGAGTTTACGGCGAAAAAAGCCTTAAAAAGTGGCGATGTGGTAGTGATTGAAGAGTTGATTGCGGTTGTTGTCAATATTAGCCTACGCCAAATCACGCACACAATATGCCGTCTCGCCACAAGATGAACTCAAGGGCTTGTTCGACCCCAATCAAGACTTAGCCAATCAACAGGCAAAAGAATTAGCGATGTTAAATGCTTCCAAGGAAACAGAATTACGCACCATAGAAGAGTATGAAAAACGCAAGCAGGCATTGTTAGACCGTTATAGCAACGAACGCTGGCAAAAGGAGGCTGATGCTTATGCTCAAGGTTTAGGGCAAATTGGTGGGGCATTTGATGTGTTAGCGGGTATGGTAGAACGCTCTGCAGGTAAGCAATCCAGTGCTTATAAGGCGATGTTTGCAATCAGTAAAGGCTTTGCGATTGCGGAAGCGTCGGTAAAACTCTCGCAAGCGGTGATGCAAGCAATGTCAGACCCTAGTGCATTAACACCCGCCCAAAAATTTGCCAATATGGCGGCGATTACCTCAGCAGGCATTGTTCACCGTGGCGAATATGTGTTAATAAAGAAGCGACGGCACGCCTTGGGCGAGGGTATTTAGATTACTTGAACTATGGTGTGGCTCGTGGGTTTTCAGGTGGCGGTGGGGTGGGTGTGCCAGCTGTCCCTGCCGTGCCGTTTAAGTCGAGTTCATCTTCAATGCATAATGATGTCTCGATTACGATTCATATCGACAATCAAGGCAATGTAAAAAATAGCCCAGAACAGACCGCTCAACAAGCCAAACAGCTTGCCCAGTTAATTCAAGCACAAGTCCTTGATGTACTGTCTAAGCAGCAACGCAGCGGCGGATTACTGGCTCACTGATGATTGTATCAATAACGTTTTTGCAGGTAACCCAATGACATTACAAACCCTTCCCTTTTTTCCACAGCCACACTATAGCGTGGAAAGTAAGCCACGCAGACAGGTTAATCAGTTTGGCGATGGTTATCAACAACGCTTAACGGTCGGATTGAATCCGTTAGTGCGGCGATATAACTTAAATTTTAATCTCAAGCGACAACAAGCGGTCAAATTAGCGGATTTTTTTGCAACACACGCAGGGGTAAAAGCCTTTTATTTTCGAGAATGCCTTGAGGGTGAGCAAGTCAAAGTAGTCTGTCCCCAGTGGACACAAAAAATAGGTAGAAGCCATACGCTGTTTGAATGCGAGTTTGAGGAGGTGATTTAATGCCTAAAGCATTACCTGAAAAAATGCGGCAAGCCTTGCCAAAACTGGAGCAAAACGCTCTGATTGAATTGTGGGAAATTGATTTAACAGGATTGCGTGCCAAAAGCGATAATCGCCTTGGTGAGGTATTACGCTTTCATAATGGCACAACACAAGGCGGTGGGAATATCTTCTGGCAAGGGCGTGAATTCCAAGCCTATCCCATTGAGGTGCAAGGACTAGAAGCGTCAGGGCAAGGACCGAGTAACCGTCCATCATTGACGCTGTCTAATCTGTACGGCTTGGTGACCACGCTGGTGTTAGAGTTTGAACAAGGCATTGGGGCGAAAGTGATTCGCCGACAGGTTTACGCACAATTTTTAGATGCAGTAAATTTCCCAAACGGCAATCCACAAGCCGACCCCACCCAAGAGGCGGTAAGCGTCTATCTGATTGAGCAGCTAAAACAGCTCAACGAGCAAGTCGCCGTTTTTGAACTGGCACTGCCTGCAGAAACCGATAATGCTCGCATTCCGCTACTGATGATTACCTCTGATACTTGTATCTGGCGTTATCGTTCAGCGGAATGCGGTTATACAGGGGGAGCGGTTGCTGATGAATACAACAAGCCAACCGATGACCCCAAAAAAGACAAATGCAGCCACTGCTTACGTGGTTGTGAATTGCGTTTTGGCAAAAATGCCATTTTGCCTTTTGGTGGCTTTCCTAGCACAACACAGTATGGGGCTTAAACAAAAGCGATAGGCGATGATAAGCTGACTTAATAATTAGATTTGTGAATCAGATCACACAACTTTTAATTGTATGTAGATTCAAAGTGGTTTAACATATCTCTCATAGCAAGGGAGCTCATCTTGATGATGAGCTTTTGGTATCTTAGGGGCGGATGATGAAAAAACTTACAAACTATTTTGTAATAAAAAAAACCAATGAACTGGTTGATAAAATCTATGTAAGATTGTTTCCATCAGAAGTTCTTCCCGAAACGGTGGAGAATGGTTCATTGGTATTTCATAAAAATGGAAATGTTTCTTTAAATTATAATGATGAGCAAGTCAGAAATAATATTAAGAAGCATATGAAATCCCTTGAAAGAATTACGGTGGAAAAACACTAAGTGGCAATCCTAGCAGTTATGCTCATTTTAATTCTTGGATATTATTATTCAAGTAATTATCTACCTGAGCGTTTTAAATTAAAGCGGAGTGCTGGTTGGGAATCTTATGTTTTATTGGGTTCTCACGGTATAAAATTTGTTGTCAGAGGAACCCTTTTCGTATTAGTTATGTGGGGATTCCTTTATGCTTTGTCGGCTTTGTTAAATATCTTCACTTATTTCGGCTTTAATTATCAACCCTTTTCATTGGAGCGTTATTTAACGACTGATATTTTAGAAATTAAGGTTTATTATTTTCTGCTTGCATTAGGTGCTACTGTAGCTTGTCAAACAGAGCTTAACCAGAAAAAATTTGATGTAAATCGAATTTATCAAGAGATGAGCAGTGCGAATAATATTGTTAATTTGCTTTTCTCTGCAATGAGTTCCCAAACTCCAGTGAAAGTTTCACTAAAATCTAAAAAAGTGTATGTTGGTATTGTTTATGGGACTCAATTCTCTTCTGCTGACCTAGAAAATATTGTTATTATTCCTTATTTAAGTGGATATAGGGATAAAGATAAGTTGCATATTATTTTTGATTGTAATTATCTACCAGTGTACCAAAAATACAATATATCCCATTCTGAAAGTGAAGAAACTCTAAATCTTAAATATTTTCGAAACGTTATTAGAGTGTCAGAAATTGAATCAATATCCCTCTTTGATATGAAATACTTTGATGATTTTGAACGTGTAGTTGAAGCAGAAGAATAATGTAGTAATCATTTAAATTCTATTGCCCATTTAGGTTTCCCTAGATGGGCTTTTTTATTGGGGCAAAATATGAAAATACCCGATCATCTAAAAACAGAAATCCTCTCCCACGCCAAAGCCACAGTGCCACAAGAAGCCTGTGGCTTTGTTGTTTCTCGCTATCAAGATAGTGAGTTGATTTATCTACCTTGTGAAAACGTAGCACTCGATCCTGTCAATTATTTTGATATTGATGCCGATGATTTTGTACAAGCGGAATTACAAGGCGAGATTGTGGCGGTGGTGCATTCGCACCCAGATAGCGACACCGAAAAAGGCTTGCCTTATCTATCCACCGCAGACCGAGAGTGCCAAGTTCAGTTAAATCTGCCGTTTTGGTTGGTGTGTGACGGTGAGTTGCAAATTTTCCGCCCTATCGCACCGCTGATTGGGCGTCGCTTTGAAAACAACCAACAAGACTGTCGCAATATCATTTTAGATAGCTATATGTTAGCAGGGCGTGATATTCCAGACCGCTCACGTTATGAATTTAACTGGTTTGAGCAAGCCAATTTATACGAAGAAGGGTTGATTGCGTGGGGATTTGAACGGCTGGCATTTGATGCTGCTCCACAACTAGGCGATGTCATATTGCTGCAAATTGGCAGTCCTGTTGCGAATCACGCAGGCATTTACTTAGGCAATCAAATGATGCTCCATCACAGTCAAGGGCGTCTATCTGCTCGTGTTCCCTACGACGGCTCGTGGCTTTCCCATACCCATTCCATCTGGAGAGACAAACAATGGCAACAATTATCTTTCACGGCAATCTTAAACGATTTGGCACTCACTTCACGCTAGAGGCAGAGACCTTTAGCGAATTGATGAGCGGTTTACTGACCCAGATTAATGGACTAAGACAGCAGCTACAACAAGGCTATTACAAAGTTCGGTTAGGCAAAAACCGCTATTTAAGTGAAAGCCAAATAAAAACCAATCCCGCTCTACAATTAGCAAATAATGAAACTATTCACTTGACGCCTGCAGCCTCAGGGGCAGGGAGAGGTTTTAATTTTGGTCAAATTATTGCGGGTGTGGCTTTAATTGGAGTGTCGTTGTGGAACCCTTTTGTATGGTCGGCTGCGGGAGCCACGTTAGGTTTATCAGTTGGGGCTTCCTTGGCAATCAGTGGTACGATTGGTCTACTGACTAAACCGCCTGAAATGGCGAAAGTTGAAGAGGGAGAAAAACAGCAAAGTACTAGCTTTTCTAACTTACGCAACCTCACCCCACAAGGCAGACCGATTCCGCTGCTTTACGGCAAAATGATGACCAGTCTTGTCTTGATTTCGCAAGGGATAGAGAGTTTTGATGACGCCGTTGATGTCCAAAAGCCAATGATAGACGAACAAAGCAACGCACAACATCAGCAACAAACAAGGGCAAGGGAACGAGAAGAACAAGAGAGGGCGAGAGAAGATAATCGAGATAGTAGAGAGACACGAGAGCAAGAAAGAGCCGAACGAGAAGAGCGTAGACGAGAAAATGAACGTATGTATAACGAGTTGTTTTAGTTTGACACGATTTTGATAATTTAACCCAAAAACAAACCCCAAAGCGTTTGCCGCCCTTTGGGGTTTTTCATATCCACTTAACCACACTAAGAGGACATAAATTAGAGTGAATTCTAACATAGTAAATTTTTTAAACAAGTTTTTAACGAGCTTAAAATTGAGAGAGCGTATGAGCGAACAAGGTGCAGATAAAGCAGGAAAAGACATCTCTTCTGGCATTAAATTTTTCTTTTGATTCGCATACTCGACACCTTCGACTTAACGCTAATGCCACTTAACAGGCTGACACTCAAGTACGAACTAGTTAAAGAAATGCAGTTTGCGATTGATGATGCAGAAAAAGTCGCTCGTCAGCACGTCAGAAATCGCTTCTAATTGCAAAAAATTAAACACAACCAACCGCTTGTGAAACATCAAGCGGTCTTTAGCATACCTGAAATTTACCCCACCGCTTGTAGAAATACAGGCGGTTTTTTATGGAGAAACACTATGGGCGGAAGCAGCAAAAAGGGGAAGACGCCTTATGAAGCCCCTGATTCGCTAAAATCAGCTCAACGGCTGCGCGCCATTGGGCTAATTTCATTGGGACCGATTAGAGGACCTGTGACAGAAGATGCATACCAAAGCGTGTTCTTTGATAATACGCCATTAAAAAATGCACACAATGAATGGAATTACCTTAATACAGAGATTGCTTATAACGAGGGAACACCAGACCAGCTTCCCCTTGAAGGCTTTGAAGCTTCAGAGCGTGAAGTGCCTGTTGGGGTAGAAGTGAAAACGGCGTTGCCGCTTTCTCGTGCGGTCATCGATCCTGATATTACACGTCTTCGTATCACCTTAGGCGTAAATGCCTTGTTTAGCCAAGACGATGAAGGCAATACGAACGGGACAACGGTTGAGCTGGAAATTTTAATCAATAACCAACCGCTTTTAACACCTCGTATTGAAGGCAAATCTTCATCTCGGTTTTTTCGTAGCTATATTTTAGACAATTTACCGCCTCGCCCCTTTACGCTGACGGTAAAGCGACTAACGGCAGACAGTAAAAGTCAGCGATTGCAAAATGGCACATTTTGGTCAAGTTATACCGAAATCATTGATGCGAAATTAAGCTATCCGAATATGGCGATGGTGGGGATTAAAACCGATTCTCGTTACAATGCGAATTTCCCCAATGTGAATTTTTGGCTGTACGGTCGTTTAATTAAAGTGCCAGCGAACTACAATCCAGATAGCCGTACCTATAGCGAAGGATTATGGAAAGGGGATTTTAAGCTGGCGTGGAGCAATAACCCTGCGTGGGTATTCTATGACTTGGTCAGCAATAAACTCGCAGGGTTGGGGCAACGCCTTGGTGATTTTGGGGTAGATAAGTTCCAGTTATATCAGATTGCCCAATATTGTGATGAACTGGTTGATGATGGATTTGGCGGCAAAGAGCCTAGAATGACCGCTAATCTTTGGATTACTGAGCAGCGTGATGCGTATGCCGTTATTTCGGATATGGCATCAGTGTTTCGAGCGTTAGTCGTGTGGAATGGGACGCAACTGACCGCTATAATGGTCACTATTATGTGCCACAGTATTACCTCCATAGAACAGAAACAGCATTGGTGGAAATAAAGGAAGACAAAATGCTAAGTTATCCACCTGACGTTGTCGTTTTAACATTTCAACTTAACGATATACAACAAATACATAATTCTTTTATCACACACAGCTATTAACTTTTTTAATAATCCTAGGAGAAAACCGATGAAATACATCGAAAAAAATATCGAAGATGCCCAAACAGGTGCAAAAGTAACTTGCCACGCCATATCGGGATTGAATGTTGATTATCTTAATCACTCAACCCACATTTCAGTCGCAAGTTACGTCTCAGCACAAAAGAAAAGTGAGGGCAAACTCTCACTTTCTATCAACACCTTCACCATTCCAGCTGTGCCAGATTGGTCGCAAGTCCCCTATGAATGGGCATTAAATGAACTGATTAAACCGCAACCTGAAGATTTTGAGCCTGAAAATTACGCAGGCTATATCAATCCTTATCTGTTTAGTGGAGGTAAATTAAAACAGGAGAGTGAGTTAGATGAGATGAAATAGCAGAAAAAAAACATAAAAAACGTTCCGAAATAAAAGCTAACTATCTGATAAATAAAGTTGTTTTTACTAAAAATAGCTATCTTTTCGGAACGTTTTGTTGATTCTGTGATTGAATATTATTATATTTATCAAGTTTCTAGTGAAATCTCACCGCTTATGCAGTTATTTTTTTGCGAGAACAGCTTTTAAGAAGCGTGCAGTATGAGAAATAGAGCTTTCAGCAACCTTTTCAGGTGTACCTGTTGCGATGATTTCCCCTCCGCCACTACCACCTTCAGGACCTAAATCGACAATCCAATCAGCAGTTTTTATTACATCTAAATTATGCTCTATAACCACAATCGTATTGCCTTGGTCACGTAGCCGATGCAGCACGGAAAGTAGTTGTTTAATATCTGCAAAATGCAATCCTGTTGTGGGTTCATCTAGAATATAGAGTGTTTTCCCCGTGTCTCGTTTAGATAATTCAGTTGCTAGCTTGACTCGTTGAGCCTCGCCACCTGACAGTGTTGTAGAAGATTGACCAAGGCGGATATAGGATAATCCGACATCAATAAGTGTTTGCAACTTTCTTGCAATCATTGGAATGGCATCAAAAAATTCTCGAGCTTCTTCAACTGTCATATCTAGCACTTGGTGAATTGTTTTGCCCTTATAGCGGATTTCAAGCGTTTCACGGTTGTAACGTTTTCCTTTACAGTGATCACACGGCACATATACATCGGGTAAGAAGTGCATTTCGACTTTGATCACACCATCTCCTTGACAGGCTTCGCAACGTCCGCCTCGAACATTGAAGCTAAATCGTCCGACATTATAACCCCTTGCTCTGGCTTCTTGCGTACCTGCAAATAGCTCACGAATGGGGGTGAATAATCCTGTGTAAGTTGCTGGGTTCGAACGAGGTGTGCGACCAATCGGGCTTTGGTTAATGTCGATCACTTTGTCAAAATGTGCTAATCCATCAATGGATTGATAGGGGGCAACATTTTGGTTTTCAGCTCGGTTTAGTGCATTTTGAGCAATAGGAAATAACGTATCATTAATTAATGTGGATTTTCCAGAGCCAGATACGCCAGTAACACAAGTGAACAAGCCCACAGGAATTTCTAGATTAACTTGTTTTAAATTATTACCACTTGCTCCTTTCAATGTAAGTAGACGTTTTGGATCACGAGGCGTTCTTTCGAGTGGAATTTCAATCCTTTCTTGACCAGAAAGAAATTTTCCTGTGATCGAGGCTGCATTTTGCATAATTTCAGCGGCATTGCCTTGAGCGATAATTTGCCCACCGTGAACGCCAGCTCCAGGTCCAATATCTACAATATGATCAGCCGCCAAAATCGCATCTTCATCGTGTTCGACTACGATAACTGTGTTACCAAGGTTGCGTAAATGTAATAAAGTATTCAACAGACGTTCGTTATCTCGTTGATGCAAGCCAATAGAGGGTTCATCAAGTACATACATTACCCCAACAAGACCCGCTCCAATTTGGCTAGCAAGTCGAATACGTTGAGCCTCACCACCTGATAATGTTTCTGCTGAACGAGATAATGAAAGGTAATTTAACCCCACATTGACTAAAAATTGTAAACGATCACGGATTTCCTTTAAGATTTTTTCTGCAATTTGTGCTTTTTGTCCTGAGAATTGCAGTGTTTCGAAAAATTGCAGAGCCTCTCCAATACTTTTTTCAGATACCATCGGCAGGTTAGTTTGTTCAAGAAAAACGTGGCGAGCTTCTTGACGAAGACGAGAACCTTCACAACTGATACAAGGGCGATGATTGATATATTTAGCTAGCTCATCTCGCACTGAATTAGATTCTGTTTCTTTATAACGTCGAGCCATATTGTTTAATACGCCCTCAAATTGATGAGTACGTTTAACGGTGTCGCCACGATCATTAATATAGTGAAACTCAATCTCCTCTTTTGAACCATTGAGAATAATTTGTTGAACTTTTTTAGGCAGATTTCCGAATGGCTGTTCTAGATCAAATTGGTAATGTTTTGCTAGAGAGTTAAGTAAGCCAAAGTAGTAAAAACTCCGTTTATCCCACCCTTTAATCGCACCATTTGTCAGAGAAATATCTCGATTAACCACTTTATTTTCATCAAAATATTGCTGCACCCCTAATCCATCACAGCTAGGACAAGCACCAGCAGGATTATTAAAGGAAAATAAACGAGGCTCTAATTCCGTTAAAGAATAGCCACATTCCGTACAGGCAAAGCTAGAAGAAAAAATGAGTTCGGGAGAAGTTGGGTTGTCCATATCTGCAATAATTGCCGTAGAACCTGATAAATCAAGGGCGGTTTCAAATGATTCGGCAAGGCGAGTTGCAATATCCTTTCGAACTTTAAAGCGATCAATAACAACCTCAATGGTATGCTTTTTTTGTAATTCCAACTTAGGCGTATCAGATAAATCGCAAATCTCGCCGTCAATTCTAGCTCGAATATAACCATTAGCGGTTAGATTTTCCAATAATTTTGTATGCTCGCCTTTACGATCTTTCACAACAGGTGAAAGTAACATCAAGCGTTTTCCTTCAGGTTCTTCTAAAACACGATCGACCATTTGTGAAATAGTTTGAGCGGTCAGAGGCATGTTGTGAGTCGGACAGCGAGGCTCGCCAACACGAGCAAATAATAAGCGTAAGTAATCGTGAATTTCCGTAACCGTTCCAACGGTTGAGCGAGGATTATGCGACGTTGATTTTTGTTCAATAGAAATCGCAGGCGAAAGTCCCTCAATGTGATCAACATCAGGCTTTTCCATTAATGATAAGAATTGACGAGCATAAGCTGAAAGCGATTCAACGTAACGGCGTTGCCCCTCTGCATAGAGGGTATCAAAGGCAAGAGAGGATTTTCCAGAGCCAGATAGTCCAGTAATGACAATAAATTTATCACGAGGGAGCGTGAGATTAATATTTTTCAGATTATGGGTTCTTGCCCCTCGAATATCAATATATTGCATAGCACCTTCTTATGTTGTTTACTTTTTATGAGCAGTTTTTTGTAAGTAAAGTATTTTATTTAAAAATTTCGATGATTATCGCATAAATTATATAACTGTACAAAATATCAGTTTTACTAGGTGATTTTTTTTTGAAAATAGGGCAGAATAGGGCAATTTGATTTAGGATATTCCAAGAGGATTTTTCAATGGCAGGTATTAATAAAGTAATTATTGTAGGCAATTTGGGCAACGATCCTGAAATGAGAACGATGCCAAATGGCGAAGCGGTTGCAAATATTAGTGTGGCAACCAGCGAATCGTGGACAGATAAAAATACAGGTGAACGCCGTGAAGTAACTGAATGGCACAGAATCGTATTCTATCGCCGCCAAGCGGAAGTAGCAGGGCAATATTTGCGTAAAGGTTCTCAAGTTTATGTTGAAGGGCGTTTAAAAACTCGCAAATGGCAAGATCAGAATGGGCAGGATCGTTACACAACAGAAATTCAAGGCGATGTTCTTCAAATGTTGGGGGGACGTAATCAAAATAGTGATTTTGCTGGCAATCAAGGCGGTTGGGGAAATTCTACACCTGCTGGACAAAATCCCCCTTCTTATCAGCAATCAACTCGACCACAGGCGACTCATACATCAACATCAGGAACACCTCAAGCTGAACCGCCAATGGATAATTTTGATGATGATATTCCTTTCTAG